TAGGTTGATTCGAAAAACTCTTCTGCAATGTTGTCTGGAACGAATGCAAACTCGTCAAGAAGGATTGTATCATATGATCCAGAACGAAGACCATCGGCAGATGTTGCGAAGGCTCCGATCTTGGAACCATTTTCTAGTTCAATATTACCCTTGTTCCACTCAACAATACCAGACTGAAGCCATGTTGGAAGGTTCTCATAGGCGAGTTTTAGTCTTGCAAGAAGACCGTTTGCCGCCGCTCCCTTGTGAGCAAGGATAGCTACGTTATAGTGATTGTTAAACAGGATCGAGTGAAGTAGAAATGCAACAGTTGTAATCGACTTACCAGACTGCCGAGGAATTTTACAGATGACAAATCGTTCATTGATGAACGTATTGATCATGTCTTCCTGAAATGGATATAGCTTAAATGGTTGCAGGCCCTTACCTAGAACAACGATCTTAACATAGTTCTTGACAAAGTAGATCGGATCGTTCATACACTTTTCAAACTCGTCTATCTCGTGCTGAGACATTGAGATTTGAGTGTATGCTCTTCTTAATTTGCTATTACCTAAATAACCTAATGTTGATTTTGACATCTTTCAGCACTGAATCCTTTATGCTTCCTTATCTCACCAGTCACAGTTTTATATAAATTGCCGGGAGCTAATTCCATTTGACGACAAAATTGTTGCATGTTTTTTATTATTTCTACATGCCCATCCGGGAAAGTTATTTTCCAATTATGAGCTATAGTGTCCGCTATTTTCTGCCCATGACCTAATTTTTTAGGTTTCCTAAGTTTATTTCTATGTTCTTCTGTTTTTGCATATGAGTAATCTATAGGATTATTCAATTTATGAATACTCATTCTAGATTTACATTCTTCAGTGTGTTTCCAACCTGAAACTCCATCTCCACCATCTGTTCGATTTCGTAGTATTCCAGTATTATTGTCTTTTCGTCCATACCATTTGATATATCTCCGTTCTAAAGCAAGCGCTCCTATTTCGGATAAATTATCTTCCATTATGACTATTCGTGTTTTTTCTTTTGGTACTGGAATCTTATTAGACGAGTGTTTTGACCATGCTCTATGACCCTTACCCTTACCGATGTAATATGGTGTTCCATCTTCTCTAAGGTATGCGTATATATAAAAGTTTCCGTTATAACCAAGATTAGCCATTAGTTTCTTTCTTCATCTTCAGGAGATCAGCAGTTGTTCCAATAAAAACAGCCTTATCGACACTGATATTTGTCTCATCGATCTTGGCGTCCTTTTTGCCTGTCTTGGCTGCTGCTAGATTTTCTCTGGTTCTCTTGTGAAGCTCTGAGAGGTCTTTTGTGCTGTCTGCCATGGTTTTCATCATAGTTGACAGTACTTCATACATCCTAGGGCTCTCTGTTTCCCTAGCAAGGCTCATCATATCTTCCAAGACTATATTGCCTTTTTCGATGATGTTGTGTAGAGTTCGTCTAGAAAGACCGTAGTCGTCCTTCTCGTCCTGCGTTATTTCTGTATCATTTTCACGCACAGCAGGAAGTAGAGCATCAGAATTGAATTGTTCTGGTGGTAGTATCTCTAGGTCTAGTATCTCGGTGATTGCATTATCTACTTTTTTGCTCATGTTATAGTCTCTGGGAATTCCGTTATAGTTGTACTGTAGCCATAGTCGTCTGTCGGTTCTGCATCGATTGGATCAGGTTCTACAACTACTGAGGCAAGTTTGATTGGCGATGCGTCAAAACTTTCTAGAGTGAATGAAGCATTTGTCGAAACAGCCTTGATGGAAGTATTTACCTTGAATTGACCTTGGGTTGAACCAATACCAAGTTTTCCTGTATTTGCAGACCAAGACCAAACAATACCAACGGCAGAGGCATTGGAATAGCTCGATCCCTGATAGACAAGATCGTCTATCTTATAATGCCCATTATTTCCTCCAGAGGTATTGACACGCAGAACATATCCACTTACAATAGAAGGATCGTTGAATATGTTTGTGATGACCTTCCGAATGATCTTTGGCTCTCTGACTGGTCCGTAGTAGTAAGCCTTCATAGTGAAAGTAAGGTTCCATGAAACGTAACGAACCGAATCAAAGTTTCCTTCGTGCTCGATCACATTACTGACGCCTCCGAGGATAATCGGAATGTCTGTGATGAAGTCCAATTCCGGAATAAGTCTAGTCGAAATTGTGTAGTCAGGAAAGAAGTATGGCAGTATCTGCTCGATTATCTGGTTTCCATCGTCAATGTTTCGTGCATAGATATTTAACTGAAATCCGATGTTGTAAGGAACACCAATATACTGCGCAGATACACCAGTAGAGCTTGAGCCCTTGACATTCTGGTTGAACTTGTTTAGCTGTCTTCCTGAATCGTATTCGAAGTTTGTGATTTCGAATGATATTCTTGGAAGTGTGATCTGGGTCTCTCTTTCCAGATTAGGATCACCCTCAAGACGAGCAAAGTACTTTTCTTTGGGTGCATACTGAATAGGAACCTTCACACGTTCGATTTCTTCTCCAGAAGTGTAATTCTTCTTGATCAGAGTAATATTGTTGAACATGTTACCGAATAGGGTAACATACTTTCTAGTCAATCTGTGGTAGAAGTGTGAGTTCGATAACGTAGCTTTAACTCTCCTTTCTCAAACGTCTTTTTTCCCAGCCTATTTTTGCTGCTTCAGACATTTTCTTTTTTTGTTCTGGTGATTTCGGTTTACCAAGATGAGTTTGTCTTATTATTTCTTTGTGTTGGTCGGACAAAGTTTTTCCTTTGTGGAATTTGCTAATCGTTGCTTTCTGCTCATCAGATAGAGTTTTACCCCTCATCCAATTATTAAGAGACATCTTACGCTTCGTTTCTTCGCTATGTTTAGTACCTATTCTAGACAATCTTTTCTTCTCAGTATGCTCCGGGGAATGTTTTCTTCCTGTCTGAGTTCTTTTGATCGCCTCTATAGTAGCTTCATACGCACTAATTTGACCAGACAGCATTCTATACGCGACTTCATCTTGCCATCTACCGTGTTCTTCGAATAACTTTTTATGTGCATTAGCATGTTCTTCTATAGTTAATAGCACTATATTGGAAGGGTCGTTAGTTCCTCCCGCATGTTTAGGTATTATGTGGTGTTTGTGGTAATACGTCCGTGTCATGGAAGTCCTAGTGGGTTTTTCTCGATCAGAATAATGGTACTGTTTGCTTCATTCTGAAGGTTCTTGTTGTCATACTGATCAACATCGGAGTAGTCACCGATTGTATCTGTATCAACAGTATTGTAACTTACGTTAGAAGATGCTCCGATTACGGCAGTGTTTCCTGAAAATACTCCACGAACATTGATGATCAGCGCCTTCTTTGTCTGTGGGTTCCAGTCTACCACCTTGGCAGATACACTAGAAGATGCCAGATTTGATCCCTGATAGACTGTTTCACCGATGATAAAATTTCCGGTTCCACTGCCAAGTACCAGTTCCTGCGTATATGAAGTAAGGCTTTCGATAATATCCACGTCTTCAACACCTGTATTAATGTCTTCGTTACTGTAACGGAAGGCTTCACATCTAAGCTCGTATAGGTAGGGATTTCTCTTGCCTACGGAGAAGAACATCAATTCTTCTTCAACGAACTTGATTTCGAATACCTTATTCAGAACAGGAACGAATACAAGATCACCTTCTCTGGGTCTTACTGCAATCGTATTTGGAACGTATCTCTGGAATGATCTTCTGGACACAACAAAATTAGAGGTATCTCGAATTTCTAGACCAAACTTAGAAAAGAAGTCTCCATCGCCTTCATAGCCTTCTACGTTGGCAATATACATCTCTATGATATATGCCTTGGAAAACTTTGATGCAGTATCCTCACCGTATATCTCGTCCATCTTGTCGTATGTTTCTCTGGGCATGTAATAGACGTTGTGACCATACATACGAATTGTTTCAACGATAAGGTCTTCTACAAGACGTTGCTCGTTGATTATTGAGGGACTGAAATTATTGAAAGTATGGATTAGTCGGCATTCACTAATTCTCCTTTCCTAGCCCGACCTAATCGGACTTTTTGTTTAAATTCTTCAGTTTTCATGTAGCTATAGTCCCGCTTTCTTAATTTTTCTTTATGTTCTTCGGACAATTTTCTGCCCTTTTTAGCCAAAGACATTTTTTGTTTCGCCTCGTCGGACATTTTTCTACCTGTGTTATACTTCAAAATAGCAGCATTATGTTCGGGGCTATTTTTACTATTTTTTCTACCATTATGAAGTTTTTCGATATGATCTTTGGTTCTAATTCTTTTAGATGCTGCAATCGACATATTTTTTCGATGAGATTCAGTAATATTTTCTGCTTTCCATCCGGAAAAATAAAAACCATCATTCATATGTTTATTGTAGTACCCTTCGTCATATGCCGCGTTTGCAGATTGGAGTATTCTAGCCTCCAATCTTCGTATGTCGGCTTCATCACCCTCCGCAATAATCTTTCGACTAAAATCTTCTGGCCGCTTATTATACTCTTCCATCATCCACTTAGATGAACAAATATATCCATCGTCCGGAGTTCCTTTGTGAGAACCAATATAAATCTTATTAGTTAACTTATCTGTCCAGCAGTATACAAAAGCTTTATTCATATAATATTCTTTCTATAGTAAAAGTATATATTTCACCCGATCATCATGCGTGGAGGTTCTTGATAGGTTCTCTTGATCTGATCTTCTATAGTAGCAATATCTCTGACTGCTTCATCGAACATCTGCTGACCATTCAAAGTAACGCCACCGGGTAGCTGGATGCCTCCAAACTTCTTCATGTTGGCTCCCCACTGCTTCTTTAGGTATGCAGTTGTCAGGTTCTTCAACATTCGGTCGTTCCATACGTCTGAGTATGTATCTGGATCGACTATAAGGTATCCCTCGATTACCAAGTATTCCCCAACGTCCATCATATCCCAATCCATGTCAATATAGAGCCTGTCCGTATGACGATTGAAACGAACTGGAGCCTCACCAGTGAACAGAAGTTCTAGTGTTCTAATGTGCTGCATGGTCATTGCATAGTTCACGAAAGACGTTGACGTGAAGTCATAGAGTTCGTGAAGTCTCATCTGGTATCTCAGGTCGAACATATTAATGGATGCATTCGAAGATGCAATAGGAAATATTCGCGTTACACCGATGATATTTTCTGTTACTGGAATCCATCCGTTGGTCTTGTTATCCTGAGTGATCTGGTGCTTTGTATACCAGTGCTCGATGCCGTCATAATGGAAGTCCTGAAAGTACTGGAGAGACAGGTCAATAGCATCTTCGATCTGCTGCTCATCGATATTGATATCAATGACAGGAAAACCAAGTTGTCTCAGGCAGAAGTCTGCATGTTCTTGTCTTGTTGATGGTTTAGAAGTAAAGTTTGCCATGTTACCCTCGTTTGTTAATACTATTTAGGTCTTATTAATTTTCCTCAATAGATGATTGATCCTCAGATATTACCCAATTACCTTCAACAAGAGTATAATTATCTCCCGGAGGTGGTGCTATTCTAATTGCGCCTTCAGGGGGAATGTAATTTTCAAGATGTTCTTGATAAAAAAACTCAGCTATAAAATGGTTTCCATTTTTGTCCATATAATGATGTTGTATCATTGTTAAATCCTCTTAGTTAAGAATAGCAACAGACGATGTTGTTGTAAATCTGTAGAAATGGCTGGGAGGAACAACAGCAAAAAAAGCACCCGGCGCATCGACGCCAGCTCCAGAGCCTGCTGTTATACTCCACACAGTAATCCAATTAACATTATCTGACGATATATGAAGAGCCCGTGTCGCACTACTACCTGTGGTATGGAGACCTGATAACGCAATTGGTTTATTCGAAGTGTTTTGATAAGAAGTGCCACTAGTTCTGCTTACTGGTATTTTCCATGTCTGACCAACTCCTAAATTGCTTGAACTTTCCCATGAAAGCACTCCTGAACCGTTATTAGTTAGTTGCCCGGTTCCGTTTGATAGCGCCGAAAAAGTACTAAGAATTGTACTTAGTGGCTGATAAATCAAATCAAAATAAGTTTTTAATGCAGTTTT